GTTACAGAAGCTATCATATCTATAGTTTCTATATTGGTTGCGTTATAATGTGGTGGATGGTCAACCATATTATTCATATCTTCTTCTCTCAATCTTTTTAACATATAATCGTAGTACCCTATCAATTTTTATTACCGAAATCAACTTTAATTACGTTATCTTTATATTTTATTTTTTCACCGTTTTCATCTTCTATCTCACCAAATATTCTTTTGCTTGTATAGTTGAACGCAAGCTCTGACATACCAAAGTTAAATACCTCTTCACTTTTACCAGTAAGTATTCCAACAAGACCCTCATGTATAACTGATCCAACGCTGTGATCCATTTCATTTTCGTACTTGTTACCAGTTGTATCGTATGCGTGCATCTTAAATTTATCATCACCAACATCGGTAAGTATGATGTAGTAATGACCTTTCTTTAAATCCATTTTCTTTACAAATTTTATTATCTCATCTTCATCCATTTTTAAACCACTCCACAGGTATTGACTTCTCTGCCCACCTGAAGTCATGCTTAAGACACCAGTCAGCATAGGTTGTTTTACTACCTTTGTATATCTTATTACGTGCGTTCATAAAAACAAATCGTATGTCAAGATCTTTGTGTTGTTGCTTAACCAAAGCCATCTTCACTCTGTCTGCTTTATCTAGATGACCTTTTGCTTCTATATAGATATCACTTTCGACTAGATAGAAATCAGGTGTGTAAGTTCTTGGCTTCGGCACATACAAAAATTTCTTAGACTCGTATTCAAACTTGACTTTGTTATCAGCCAAACCTTTTGCGAGATGCAACTCAAATCGTGATCTAAATCGTAGTCTTTTCATAGTGGCATCCTCAATCCTAACGACTGTATCCGTTTGTTCACGTACCCTGCCAGTTTGGGGGATTGTTTTTCTATTGTAATAAGTTCGTTTGTTAATTGGAATATCGGCAGGCATATTATTTTACCCTGACTAGTAACGTATCGTATTGTTTGAAATTCATTTTCTACTTTCATTATATCTCGTTGTTCAGTGAGAGAGGTGAGAGTTCCATTGTCTGAAAAGTTTTCACGAAGAGTAAGGGGAATACCTCTTTCATGTTGACGTAAAAAAACAATATCTCTCCCACCCCCAGTCTCCACATGGGAGTCTATATAAACGTGGTACAAGTCCTCGTTTAAATCCATAAGATCTTTTTGATATTCACGAACATAAATAATCGACATCACAATGCTTTCTTTTTTAATTTAGAGTACCAAACTTGTGGTGGCTGCTTAGCCTTTGATGTTACCTTATCATGTAACACTGCATCTTTCCAACAATGTGCCTTAAAACTACACATACTGCAAGGCTTGGGTAGTACTTTATTTCCAGTTCTTACTTCTTGTCCATCTTGCTTGTACGTTTCAAAGACATCTTTAAATGGTACTTTGAACTCTAATGACTCATCAGTCAACACTTTAATTCTTTTCTTGGCATCAGCCAAGTATTCTTTTCTATCATCGCCCTGCCAGTCAGGTGCTTCAACAACAGCAACTTCTCCACTTGATTTGTTTATAACTATCCAACCACCAAACGGCAGTCCAGTTGCTTCACCATACAAATGACCTTGCATGATGTATCCAAACGGATCATCTTCTTTAATCTTTTCATACCCACCGTAACCAGTGTACTTAAACTTGTATGCCCACTCACTAGCAGACTTTATATCCCAAACTTTCTCTTGTCCAAATTCATCACGTATAATCAAATCCAACGTGCCACTTACATCTGTTCCGTCTATCGTAAGCTTGACTGCTTTCTGTTTAGCCACAATATCAATGCCTGCTTGTTCAAGCACAAGTACAGCGATTGACTCTACTATATCTCCGAATAAAAATCTGAATAAAAGGTTGTAGGGTGTTTCTTGTTGGATGCCACGTTTCTCAAGTAGTTGCTGACACACTGGTCTGCCCAAACCTGACATACGTATCTTATAACTTTTCTCTTTGTTTAGCTGTACAGACACAGCATCTTTGCACGAATTTGCAAAGTCCAAAACGGCTTCAGGGGGAAGAGTTACTTCCCCCCTACTAGCACGTTCCATATAGTCTTGGATTTTAAACTGGAGAAGCATTGAAATCGTTTGCCAAGTTATCATCTGCTTCTACGATTTGTAGCTTAGATGAATCTCTGCTTTGCTCTAAGACAGATTGATTGGCTGCCTTAACAGTATCAGCAAACTTTTTCATTAACTCCTTATCTTCATCGGATATATCTGTTTCGCTTTTCAGAGTTGGCACTGGTGTCCAGTATGTAACCGACCCTCTCTTCTGTTTAGCCGTTGCCATGTTGATCCAACATTTCTGCATGATCTTCTTTTGTTTGGTTAGGCTTTCAATAAAATTCTTCATTGGTACGAACCCTGACTTTTTGAAGTAAGCGACTACTGGGTGACTTTTAATCTTGACTGGTTCTTTATTAGCTTTTGTAAACTCGCCACTAATAACACAGTACAATACCTGATTGCAAACTGCAGTACGTGATCGTAACTTGATTGGATCATCATCACTTAGTTTCTCTTCTTCTGACGCAGATAGACGACCACATTTGTTGCCACCCTCTGTATCAGGAAAGTCACCTGACATTGTTGGCTTCTGAACAGACTTGCAGGAAAAGTTTCCTAACTCCTGATCAAAAACGCTCCACTCATAGGTTCGTAATATTGGTCTAATATTAACTGTCTTGGCGTAGACCATTTCGCCTTCAAACATCATCTTCCAGTCACCACGAGTAAGTGTCTGACCATCTTCAGTCTCTACATCGTAGTTGATGTTTAGTCTTGATAATCCTTGATTAGATTTAGAGACCGTGCTTTGCCCAGTCAAGTTCATCAAAGATTCTATGTCGTCATTACTGAAAGATCCAACAATGTTATCAATTTCAGTATTCATAGTTTGTACGTTTGTGTCCATAAAATTTATCCTTTTCTATTTAGTTTAAGGTTAACGTAATCAGAGGTTACAGACTTACTTCAGATAAGTCAAGCCAATTTTTTCCTATCTTTAATTCTATGCCGACTGGCATGTCATACTCTATGCCGTACCTACGTTTTGTCTCACTTGGCAAACAAAGCATGGCATCTTTTAACATCAATATTATATCTATCTTTTCATCAGGATGAACATCAACAACTATGGAATCGTGTACTGTGTTGCATATAACAGACTTCATTCGGTTGTTTCTTATCTGTGTATCTAACCTTACCAACGCAATGGGCAATAGATCAGCCGTAGCGAACCCCTGAACAGGGTAATTACAGATAGCAGTACGATTGGTAGCTGAACCCCATTCTGTCCACCTAGCGTCAGGAAACGAGTATTCTCTACCTGATGGTAATTTAACGAGTTTTGTGGTGACGGCTTCTTTTTCTAGTTGTTTGTGCCACTCACTCACTTGTTCGTACTTCTCTTTGAACTTTTGATAGTATTGTTGCTGACTGCGTGTGCCACTCACACCACCATACAAAGGTTTAAATGTGTGTGCTTTTGCTTCTTGTCGAGAACAACCAATGATGGATGCTGTATAGCTATGAACATCTGTGCCTTTTTTTACATCATTGTACACTTGTTTATCTTTTGCAAGAAAGCCTGCCACCCTGAACTCCAACTGTGAGTAATCACCCTCAAGTATGAATCCGTTTTCAAATCTACTTTCAACAACCTTACGTATTGCAAACGTTGAACCTCGTGGCATGTTTTGAAAGTTAGGATTGCGACTAGATAGTCTACCAGTTGCAGTTACACATTGCATGAACTCAGGATGAATAAAGCTATCGTCATCCACATTGTTTTTCATACCCTCAACAAAGGTAGACAGATAGGTACGCAAAGCATTGTATCGTACATAAGCTTCACAGAACTCACGAGCGTTGCCGTCTAGTTCAGATAGCCTATCTTCTAGGGTTACCTTGTCTGTCTTGAAACCTGCTGATGCAGTGTCTCTTACTGTACGTGGTATGAGCTTGAACCCTGCCACCTCACCAGTAGATGTGTAGGTAACGCCCTTGCCTATACAAACTTTGCACACTCGTTTTGCCTTGCCAACACTACCATCTTTCTTTAGTGGAGTTGTGCGGCCTGAACCACCACAAGTCTGACACTGGCGACCTATAGTCTTGTATACCACATCAGTCATGCGTCTTACACACCTGACAAACTCTGTATTCTTCATACGAGTTTTCATCTTGGGTTTGATTGTGTTGCCACGCATCTCGTGTCCAAGATTAAATGTCATTGACCACAAAGCTTTGTCTTTTACTTTACGTGAGTAAAGCAACATGCTTTTGTCGTCAGGACTGGCTAAGTTTATGGGAGTGTCACCCATAGCTTCTTTTGCCAGTTCGTGTAGCCGAGTTTCTAGCTCGTGCATCTCATCTTCGTATTCTTTTTCTATCTTGTCCAGTGTATCTAGATTAACTTTCAATCCGTTGTGTTCTATCCTAGATAGTACGTTTGTCATTTCAAACGATAACTTTAATGTTTCCTTCATAGAGTTCCTCAAATGTTAAGCCAAAGGCTTCTAGTTGTTTTAATGCAACCTCTTCTGTTGCGACTACATCGGCAATGCCGTATTCTTTTACTATCTCTGCAGGTATGTCGTAGAACGTTTTGCCCTCTTTAAGATACGGTGTAACCAAGTCCGTTTCTTTTTGGGTAACGTTATAGCGTTTTGCAAGAGCATCAAGTGCCAAAGACCAACGCCTTCCTTTCGACCGAAGATATTCTGCAACCATCGTATCATATAAAACTCCCTTGTAATCAAAACCACATGATCTCAACCATGTTATGTCAAATTTAATATTTTGTCCAACAAGCACATCAGCTTCCCAAAGATCTTTTTGTATACGATCCACGATTGATGACTCATAATTGTACTCACTGTCCTTGTGATAGAAAAACTCATAGTTAACGTGATCGTTTAATAACCACTTCCAACCCACTGATACCAAACGATTATTGAAGTAGGGCAACGCAGTAGTGCCACCCCCAACTTTATCTTTGTGTGTAGTTTCTACATCAATAGTTAACACATTCATTAATAATACACTCCCCTGCTTATGTCTATTTGGGCATTGATCATACCATGCCACCCATTAATTTTATTTTTTGAAATACAGATATGCCTGACTATGTTGTCCACCTCACTTGAACCAGTCTTGCCTATGCCAATTATTATATCTGCTTCTCCTGCCTTGCCAGTCTTTGAGTTGTCTAACATGGCATAGTCGATGAACTGTCTGTCGTGAGCATCATAACTAGCTTGGCTAACTGCCCAAACAAGACACGTATTACGTTTAGCTATTTCTCTTGCACACACGTAAGTTTCCTTGAGACGCTCATCACCACGATTGTACTCACCTTTTATCCTGAACTTGTCTAGCTGATCACAAAACATTATATCAGGTTTGTTTAACTTAGCGTAGTCATCTACTTCTTCGATCGATGTACCCACCGAATCCATGATAGTCAGGTACGGTTCTATCTCTTTCTTGTATACCTCAAGCAATTCAAACCTCTGTGCAACCATTTCTTCTTTTGTCAGTCCAAAGTAAGACTGTATTATTCTTAATTTTATTCGTGCAGCAGGTTCTTCGTTCGCCCAATAAACCACCTGAAACCCTTGTCTTATGTATGACGATGCAAGAAAGCAACAAAACGTAGTCTTACCTACTTCAGGTCTTGCAAACAAGATACCCAAGTTGCCACGATCTAAACCCCTGATGTTCTCATTTATTAAGTTGAACGTGAATGGGAAATCATTGTCACCTGCTACCTCTGTCAGCAGTTCATTCAGATCTTTGTCAACCACAGTGTAAGTTGTCTTGTCACCTATCCTGCCGTCATCTACACTTTCGATTAGCTTCTTTAACTCACCGAACTCATCACTGTCACCAGTGAATATGTCTAAGGCTTTCTCACCTATCTGTCTAGCTTTGTCACGTAACCACAAATTGTTTACAATGTCAGTATGTAACTCATCACTTTCTTTTGGTGCAACGAGTTGTTCAACCATCTCTTGTACACGCTTACGTGCAGAGTCAGGCATGGCAGGATTACGATCATTAAATATTGTTGATAGTTCAGACACAGATAAACTACGATTGTACTTGGTATGTGAATAGACTATCGTGTCAAATATATCTTTTAGTTCATTGTCGAACATAGTCCGATCAATTTTATTTTTTACTTTGTTGAAGAAGTCAACGTTGAGACAGAAACCTAATACTTGTCTGTCAATCGATATAACGCCTGATGAACTCATTTCTTTCCCCTCTTTCCATATCTTT